CAACACCATTTATGATCCTCCGTGCAGCTGGTATCAAAGCTTACCCAGCAAATACAAATGACACAGCTATTCGGATTGAATCTGTTGAAGGTGTCATAAACAGAATGGTTGATGGAAAGCCTGGATTAGTTGTATCGCCATTATGTACAAACCTTATCTCTGGCTTTGAAGGTGGCTATAATTATAAACGCATGGTGTATATGGGTTCAGAGAAGTATGACGAAAAGCCAAATAAGAATAGGTTTAGTCATGTTCACGATGCTTTGCAGTACGCAATGCTAGGAGGTGGAGA